ATACATATCATAAAAATTTAAATGCTTTAGCAAGTTTAAAAGCATCTGATGCTGATGAAGAACAAATAAAATCACAAGAAGAAATCACAAAAAAATCATTAGAAGAATTTGGTAAACAAACTAAAAACTTAAATGATGCAAATGCTGAAAAGGGAAATATAATTAGAAAGCAAAATGTTGAGATAAGACAAGAACAAACTAATCATAATACAAAGGTTAGAGAAACTAATACTGCTGCTACAACAAAAGCAAAAGAAGATGCTAAAGCTGCTGCAAAACAATTAGCAGAAGAAAAAAAGAAAAATGATGAAGAAATTGCAAAAGAATATAGAGATAAACAAATATCAGAAGAATACGCTATAGGTGATGCTATTGATGCAGCAAAGAAGGCAAATTTAGATGCAGGAAAAACAACTGCACAATTAGCAATAGAGGCAGAAAATGCAGCATATAAATTAAAGTATGATATGGCTGTAAAATACGGTCAAGATACTATTGAATTAGAAAAACAACATAATGCAATACAAGCAACAAATGCAAAATCATTAGCTGATGAAAAAGTTGCTATTGAACAACAAGTAGCAGATGCAAAGGATAAAATTCAACAAGCATCTTTTGCAGTTGCAGAAGGTGGAATAAATTTATTAAAAGGATTATTTGAAAAAAATAAAGGAATACAAAAAGGTTTATTAATAGCTGAAAGTGCATTAGGTATTGCTAAAATAATAATAAGTACACAAGCAGCAAATGCGGCTGATAGACTTTATGCTGCAACTTTAGGTCCTGTAGCAGGACCAATATATTTAGGAACAAAAATACCATTAAATAAAATTGGTGCAGGAATTGGAATAGCAGCAAATATAGCAGCTACTGCAAAAGGATTATCTGCTTTAGGTGGTGGTGGTGGTCCAAGTGGTAGTGGCGATACAGGTGGAGGAGGTGCATCTGCTCCTGCATTTAATGTGGTAGGTTCAAGTGCAACAAATCAATTAGCACAAACAATAGGAAATAAAGAAGCACAACCTTTAAAAGCTTATGTAGTTGCAGGAGATATTACAACAGCTCAATCGTTAGAAAAGAATATAATCCAAGCAGCATCAATAGGATAAACAAAATAAATATAAATTAATTATAATATAAAAAAGAATATGAGAATAGTAGAACTTATAATAGATGAATCTGAAAAGTTAAACGGAATAGAAGCAGTATCTATTGTTGAATTTCCTGCAATAGAATCTAACTTTGTAGCATTAAGTGAACATTTAGAACTTGCTAAAGTTGACGATGAGAAAAAGATTTTAATGGGTGCTGCATTAATACCTAATAAAAACATTTACAGAAAAAATGGCGATGATGAATATTATATTTTCTTTTCAGAAGATACAGTTCGTCAAGCAAGTGAATTATTCTTAATGAATAGTAACCAAAATAATGCAACATTAGAACACGAAAAGAAATTAAAAGATTTGTCAGTAGTTGAATCTTGGATTGTTGAAGATACTGAAATGGATAAATCTAAAAAGTATGGTTTAAACGCACCTGTTGGAACTTGGATGGTATCAATGAAAGTTAATAATGATGCTATTTGGAATGACTTTGTAAAAACAGGAAAAGTAAAAGGCTTTAGTATTGAAGGATATTTTAGCGACAAATTAGAAATGAGTTTAAATTTAAATAAAAAAGAAATGGAAAAAAATGTTATGATTGAAAAGATTAAATCTTTAATTGCAAAAAGTGAATTAAAGAATCAAAAAGTAGAATTAGGTTTAATTGATGAAATATCAAAAGAATTAAGTATTGCGTTTAATTCACAAGATGTAGAATCAGAAATTAATAATGCAGTTGCTAAATTACAAAAAGCATTGCCTATTTATAAATCTGTAGTTGCAAAATGTGATGAAGCATTAGTAAAAATTAAAGATTTAGGAATTACAGGTGGTGTTGATAAACAAGTATTAGAACAAAAAAATGAAGCTAATTCATCTATAAAATCTATTGAAAATAGAATTTCAAATTTGAGTAAATTAAGAAAATAATTAATGCTAAAATTAATAAATAAAATTATGGAAAATAAAACAAGTTCACCAAAAGGTGGTAACAGAGGTTGCTTATGTAAAGATGGTAAATATTCTCAAAAATGTTGTAATGGAACATTATCAGAACAAGGAATGGGAAGTTTAGTTGGTGGTTCTACACTTGTAGTTAAAGATGGTGCAGGAAATATAATTTCAACAAGAACAAACTAATTTATAACAAAAAGTTATAAAAATAATTAATATAAAAAAATATAATATGACAACTGAAAAAATTGTAAACAAAGCATTGTTTGGAAAAACAGAATTAACTACTCAAAAAGTAGAATTAGGTTTAATTCAAGATATTGAAGAAAGAGCATTAAATAATTCAAAATCTGCACAAAATGTTGATGATGATTTTACAAATTTTATGCAATTAAAAAGTAAAATTGAAGGAAATTTAAAAAGTCTTTTACTTGAAAATAATTCTTTAACAAGTAAAATAACAGAATCAGAAAAAGTTTTAAGAGATTTGGGTCTTGATGAAAAAGCATTATTTAAAGCTAAAAAATATGTTTCACAAGTTGATGAATTAGCAAAATCAATACAAGGAAAAATTAAATAAATAAGTAAATATGAATGTAATTAATGAAATTAAAACTCTTTTGGGTATGGAAGTAAAACTTGCTCAAATGAAACTTAAAGATGGAGTTACTGTTATAGAAGCAGATGCTTTTGAAATGGATAACAATGTTTTTATTGTAAACGGTGAGGATAGAATTCCTGTACCTGTTGGAGAATACGAACTTGAAGATGGAATGATTTTAGTAGTAGCAGTTGAAGGTGTTATTGCTGAAATTAAAGAAGCCATTGTAGAAGAAGAAGCTCCTGAAGCTGAAGAAGAAGTTGAGGTTGAAGCACAAGCTGAAACAGTAGCAACTCCTAAAAGAATTGTTGAATCAGTTTCTAAAGAAATGTTCTTTTCTGAAATTGAAAAACTACGTACTGAAATTGCTGAATTAAAATTAGCAAAAGAAGTAAAAGAAGAATTAAGTTCTGATGTTGTTGTTGAACCATTAACACATTCACCAGAAGTTAAATCTGAATTAAGACTAAATAAAATATCAACTAATCGCCAAATGACAACACAAGATATTGTTATGGCAAAACTTTTTAACTAAAAAAAATTAAATTATGGCTACTACAACAAGTATTACTACTACTTATGCAGGACAAAATGCAGGGAAATATATTTCTGCTGCATTATTATCAGGTTCAACTATCGCCAATGGTGGTATTGAAGTTAAACCAAACATTGCTTTTAAAGAAGTAATTAAAAGAATCGCTACAGATGCTATTGTAAAAAATGCAACTTGTGATTTTGATGCTACATCTACTGTAACTCTTACAGAAAGAATTATTACTCCTGAAGAATTTCAAGTAAATTTACAACTTTGTAAAAAAGATTTCAGAAGCGATTGGGAAGCTATTCAAATGGGATATTCTGCATTTGACACTTTGCCTCCATCATTTGCTGATTTCTTATTGTCTCACGTTGTAGCTAAAGTTGCTGAAAAAACAGAACAAAACATTTGGAAAGGTGTTACTGCTAACGCTGGAGAATTTGACGGATTCCAAACTCTTGCTGCTGCTGATGCTACAGTTATTGATGTAGTTGGTGCTGCAGGTGGTGTAACTGCTGCTAATGTAGTTGCTGAACTTGGAAAAATTGTTGATGCTATTCCTGCTGCACTTTACGGAAAAGAAGATTTGTATTTATACGTTTCTCAATCAATTGCTCGTGATTATGTACGTGCTTTAGGTGGATTTGGAGCATCAGGATTAGGTGCTAACGGTACAAACGCACAAGGTACACAATGGTTTAACAATGGTTCACTTTCTTTTGATGGTGTTAAAATCTTTGTTTGTAACGGTATGACAAATGATTTTGCTATTGCTGCTCAAAAATCTAACTTATACTTTGGAACAGGTTTATTATCTGACCAAAATGAAGTTCAAGTAATTGATTTAGCTGACATCGATGGTTCACAAAATGTAAGAGTAGTAATGAGATTTAGTGCTGCAGTTCAATATGGTGTAGGTGCTGAAATTGTACTTTACACACCAACTGCATAATCTGAATTATAATACTAAATAATGGGTAGGTAAAATTGCCTACCCTTTTTTTTAACTTTAAAAATATAAAATTATGCCTTGCGATATATCATTAGGAAGGGCTGTACAATGTAAAGACAGTCTTGGTGGATTAAGAGCAGTTTACTTCATTAATTGGGGTGATGCTACAACAGTAACATATTCTGCAACTGCAGGACAAGAGGATGTAATCACTGCTTTAGGCGGTACACCGATTGGTTACAAATATGAATTAAAAGGAACTTCTACTTTTGAGCAAACTTTAACAAGTTCAAGAGACAATGGAACTACTTTTGTTGACCAAAAATTAACTTTGGATATTAAAAAATTAACTATTGCTGACCATAAACAACTTAAATTATTAGCTTATGGTAGACCACAAGTTATTGTTGAAGATAACAATGGTAGTTTCTTTATGGCAGGATTAACTAAAGGAATGGATTTAGTAACTGCTACTATTTCTACAGGTGCTGCAATGGGAGATTCTTCATCTTACAAAATGGAATTTCAAGGTATGGAAAAATTACCTGCAAACTTTGTAACTGGACCATTAACTACAGGAATACTTGCTTCTATTGTTGAAGGTACTGTAGCATAATATTTGTTTTGTTTGTTTTTTAAAAAGGTGTACTTTAATTAGTATGCCTTTTTTGTTTTAAAACAATTATACGTTAAATTTATTATTAAATAAAATAGATTATGATAATTTTAAAAGAACAAAATACTGCACAAACATTTAGTTTTATTCCACGTGAATTAAAAGCTACTACTATTGTTTTAAGAAACGAAACAACAGGAAGTGAAACAAATATAGCTGCTGATTTTTTCCTATCTGATTATTATTTAACAACGACAACTGTTTTTGCATTAAAAGAAAATACGTTTTATAATTTGACTATTAAAAACAATAACGATATAGTTTACAAAGATAAAGTTTTTTGTACTAATCAAAATACAGATACATACACAGTCAATCAAAATGAATACGTAGCAAACGTTACAAACAACGAATTTAAAATATATGAGTAATATATCAATAGTAAATTTAAGTGCTTATACAAGTCCTGTAATACAAGAAAATAAAAAGAATGATTTTATTGAATATGGAAGTGATAATAATTACTTTCAATATTTGATTGATAGGTATCTTTATAGTGCTACAAATGGTGCTATTATAACAGGTGTTGCTAATATGATTTATGGCAAAGGATTAGATGCTTTAGATTCTAATAAAAAGCCTAATGAATACGCACAAATGAAGTCTATTATAAAAGATTCTGATTTAAAGAAAATAGCTTTAGAACGCAAACTTTTAGGAATGGCTGCAATGCAAGTTGTAATGGAAAAGAAACAAGTAAAACAAGTTTTACACTTTCCAATGCAAACATTAAGAGCAGAAAAATGTAATGATAAAGGACAAATTGAAGCTTGGTATTATCACAACGATTGGAAAAATAAAAAACCAACTGAACAAATTAGAAAAATACCTGCTTTTGGATTTGGTAATGGTAACGAAGTTGAAATATACGTTATTAAACCTTATGTAAGTGGATTTGATTATTATAGTCCAATAGATTATTCTGGTGCTTTACCTTATGCTTTACTTGAGGAAAACATAGCAGACTATCAAATTAATGATTGTCAAAATGGTTTTAGTGGTACAAAAGTAATAAATTTTAATGCAGGGATTCCTACAGAGGAAATGCGTGATAAAATTAAACGTGATGTTCTTTCTAAACTTACAGGTGCAAGAGGAGAAAAAGTAATTGTAGCTTTTAATCAAAATGCTGAATCAAAAACAACTGTAGAAGATTTACCATTAAATGATGCTCCTGCACATTATGAATATTTATCTAAAGAATGTTTTGAAAAACTAATAGTAGGACATAGAGTTACTTCTCCAATGTTATTAGGAATACGTGAAACAGGTGGTGGTTTAGGTAACAATGCAGATGAAATAAAGACTGCTACGCTATTATTTGACAATATAGTTATAAAGCCATATCAATTAGAAATTATTGAAGCATTAGACGTTATTTTAGCTATTAATAATATATCATTAAAGTTATATTTTAAAACAATACAGCCTTTAGAATTTGTTGATGTATCAGGAATGGATGCAGAAACAATGGAAGAAGAAACAGGTGTTAAAATGTCAAGTGATTCTATCGCTGATTTACTAATTGATAAAGGTGAAGAATTAAGCGATGAATGGTTTTTAATTGATGAAACAGAAGTTGACTATGATACAGAAGAAGAATTAGATTTAGAAATAAATACTTTAAATAATAAAAAGAAAAGTACATTATCTAAAATGTGGAAATTTATAACTTCTACAGGTACTGCAAGACCTAATATTAAAGATAAAGAACAAGATAAAGTTATTGATGGTGTTCAATTTATTACAAGATATGTTTATAGTGGTGATTTAACAGGTGAACGTGAATTTTGTAATAAAATGCTACGTGCAGGTAAAGTATATCGTAAAGAAGATATTGTTGCAATGGAAACACAAGTAGTAAATTCAGGTTTTGGAAAAGGTGGTTCTGATACTTATGATGTTTGGCTTTATAAAGGTGGACCAAGATGCAATCATAAATGGTTACGTAGAACATATGCAAGTTTTGAAACTAAAATAGATCCTACGAATCCTAATGCAGAACCTTTATCTATTGCTACAGCTGAAAGATACGGATATAGAATAAGAAATGACA